GCTCACAACCGGGCACACCACCACCGGCTACACCGCACCAGCCAGAGGTCAATCCTCGTTCTCTACGGCACGGACAGGGTGGATTCAAAGCTTTGTCCCAGCCAAGTTTAGCAATGTTTTCCATCGTTCGCATCGTCCATCCATATGAAGTTCCACTGTGTCCAGTATACTTCATAGCTGCATTGATACGGTCAATATTTGGATGACTTGAAAACATAAAGCCTTTGTCTGGGGTATACGTCTTCATCCAGTCCCAGAGGTCACAGGCTGTAATCGCCTGATGAGCGTCGGTCAACAGTTCGCGTTCGAGTTTAGAATAGTGAGAGGGAAAGTTCTGCATTGTATCCAACCATTTGTCCAAACAGAATCCGTTTTTATCCGAGGATACTCGAGATAAACCCATTCAGAAGGTGTGCAAGGATGACCGCACCAAGACCTAACACACCTGCACCCGTCCAGCTCACGACTCCTGAACCAGTGTAGGCATTGGGAACATATTGAAGAAGCAGGTTGCGAGGAATCGATAACGAAATGATTACGGCTGCGAGGAAGAAGGCAATATACAGGCTGGCTGAAGAAGCCATCCAGCGCATCGCGGGTAATGTAGGTTTGAAGGAAGGTGCCATGGTCGAGTAACCGGGTGCTTGGTTACTAGGCATTGGCATGATAGGAGGTTGCGATTGCGGTCCTTGGGGATTCAACAGAGCGTCAAGAGAGGTAGAATCGTCCATTGTTTATTCATTAGACGTGTTTTCACATGATGCATCTTCCACGCGGTATCGATAGCATTTACCGTCGGTCTTGACGACCTTGTCTACAGCGTCCTTGACAGGAACTCCTAATGTGAGAACGGTGGAATAGTTACGGTGAAAGAGGATTGCAGCAATCCCGAGTCCAATAATGAATGAGAAGAAGGGTGAGCCTCGTTCAATGGCTTGGGCGAAGTGAATCATTGTTTCTTAGTGAGACTTGCGAGTAGGTTCAATGAATCTGGCTCCGAGACACAAGGAACTTCCACTGCGACGAAGCGAACACATCCTGAGTCGGTATGGTAAATACTTGAATCGTTCGGTCGTGGAATCGAGATCTTCTTTCGGGTCGGGGGGATCAAGACGGTCGAAATCAACAGTCCTACAATCAGCCCTGCAATGAGCCATTTGAGTTGAATCATTCCTTTACAATGTTCTCCATAAATGCTTTGAATCCATAGTATCCTAAAATGATGAGAAATCCTGCACCTGGAAACATGACTGAAGCAGCTGCACCTGCATAGCCAACAATGCGGAAGTAATCCTTCCCAGTGTTTACGGCTTCACGCATAAAGACTGCATACACGGCTACGATTCCAAATACATAAATGAAACTACTCAACACAATCGTAAGCAATGAAATGGCTCGACTCTGAAACTGTGAAGGAGTGGGAAGGGCTAGAATCGCATCTTTATCGGACGCCTTGTCACCCAAGATGTTTTCAAGCCGAAACTTCTGACCTGCAGGTGTAATCAGGGTTCTTCGTCTACCATTTTCTACAATATTGACCGTCAATCGTTCGCCTTTAATCACACCCTTTCCAAGATCTTCCATCTCCTTTTCTTTGAGTCGTTCCTGACTGAGTTGTAACTTCTTGGCTTCCAAACACTTTTGATCGGATTCGCCTCCACAGCCTTTCACAGCTTCTTCACGTATCTTCTTTTCATCCTTTGAATCCAACGTCGTTTCAGGAGCCGATTCAAAGGTAGGTTTGAGTTGACTGTTCGATGTAACGTCCAAGACACCCGCAGCCACTTTCTTTGCCAAACTCTTTGTGATGTTTGCAAAGCTCTTTTCGTCGCCATAATAGGCGGATTCCAAGTAGACACCACTCATTATTATGAAGCGAATACAAGATTGCCCAAGCCCGATACGATGCGGAAGAAGTTGATAGATTCTACATAGACTCCGACATTGTAAGTGAAGGTAAAGATGATGTTATCGTTGGTCTGAACCACAGTTGTAATGGTTCCAGGAGGATACAACAACTTTCCTGTTTGAGCATCAATCAAGTTCACATTCGCTGCTGGAATAATCGTTGGATTTGGACTGAACAAGGTCGAGGTTAACACGCAGACAGTGGAAGAGGTTGTTGGAGTGAACGATAAAGGAAGAGGTTGTTGAAGCGTCAATCGCAGAATGATCTTGTTGAACATACTTCCGTTCGCAGCGCCTGAAGGTTGATAGGAGGTATTTTCCAACGCAAACGAATACATATACACACCAGGTAGTCCTGTGGTTTCGCCCGTGGTATGACGATACATTTGCAACAATGAAAAGAAGGGTAACGGTTTGGGTTGAATACGCTCCTTTCCGTCAAACAGAATGACTCCATCGGTCATTGAATCACGGGGATAGACTGAAGTCACTTGTTGTTGTCCGGACGAATACAATGCAGTATCAACATCGGTGCTAATCGCAGACCAGGGTGCACGGTTGACAGTCGTCCAGTTCGTGTAGTTGTCCCAATCGTTCAGCAAGATACGGTCTGAGCGTTGAGATGAAAACACAATACGCGTCACCAAGTTGAACATAGGGATTTCCAAATCGGTGTTTCCGCCAAACTGTCCTTCTTTGTTGACATACTTGACGGTCTTGACCAAAAAGCTCTGGTCGGCTCGTGCTAGTTGATTCATCTCCATCTCCGTCAGATAGATGAAGTTACCTTCAATGTATGGATCTGGAAACCAAGTGGTAATCGTTGAATTGCTTGGAAGACCCGTCGACAAAGGTGGACTCAAAAAGAGACTGAGTGGGTAGTTGACTGGACGAACACGTTTTCCATAAGTAGTTGAAGTTGGGTCTGTATCGACCACTGTATACAAATCCGACAACTGACGTAAGGTGACTTCAATATACACTTCTGAGTTCTGAAGCGAGACTAATGGGAGTGCCAAGCCTGGATTCTCGCAGAACCAAAAGTGAAGAGGAATCACGAGTTGCCGACTACGAATCGATGGTTCAGGCACCCTGGTTTGTGGTGCAGTGGTAGGAAGTGCGGTCGGAGCAATCGCATGAGGATACTGACCATTGCGGTCATAGGCATGTGCAGGGTCATAGATTTGAGGCACATTCCCTACCATCTGATCCACAGTCTTACGCTTGTTAGCATCGTGTGTCATATACGAATACATCTTCAACCATTCTCCACGAAGAGATTGAATGACCTGTCCATTCATCGTCAAGTTGACATGGTCAATCAAGTTGTATCCAATATTAGGAATCCATTGAAACTCATATCCAATCGAGTTCGTACGTGCGTCATAGCCTGTTGGGGCTACAGCTGTATTCAAATATTTGAGAGGCGACCAAATGTCTGGAAGTGTCAATACAAGATACGAGTCATGGAGTAGCTGAGCGTAACGATCAATACGGCACGAAATCGTTCGTGTGCCTGTCGTTGAAAACTCCAAGTTGGATGCAGTGAAGGGCATTCGAATCTGTTCCATTGCAAAGTTCGTATGACGGCGGTAGACGGAGCGAAAATGAGTCATGGAAGGATTTCCATTGACTAACTCATTCTGGGCCCCGACCCCCACTAACTGCATTAAACCACCGGGCATTTGTATACTCCCCTATGCTTTCTTTAAGACACAATGCGCACACTCATGGGTTGAACGGAGCGTCCGTTGTAAGGAACAACACCTCGATCCGTTGTGACCTGGAATGCACCAAAGGCTCCTACCGCGTTGTTGCTGAGGCAACACTCGCTTGAATACGACACACCTCCACTTGCACCACCATTAGCCCCTTGAAAGGGCGCTACAAATCGTTGACGCTGGGTGGCTCCGTTTGCAATCAACGATGTATAGATCGTATTTGTTTTACGCGACTGAGGTGAGGGATCTACGTTGAACGTTCTCGCGATGATTCGGTTCTTATGCCGTGTTAACCAATCCTGAGCAGAGTTCACCTGCATTTGTGATTTACGCGAGAGATTCTCTACATACACAATGAGATTGGTTCTAGTAAGCACGCATATTGACCAAACTACTGGATACTCTAAAGTTAGCTCTAACTTAGTCAAACAGTTGGCGACACTCAGTCCAAAAGTAAAAACCTTTCACTTTGGATTTCAACGCCATCCGTCTCACGCTTCGTTACGAAAATATCCAGAGGGTATTGTCTCGTATGATGCGTCAGCAAACGAGGAACCCAAAGAAGAAGGATTTGGATTCAACAAGATCCATGAATATCTGGAAATGGTTCAACCCAACATAGTGATGATTTACAATGACCCGTATACCGTCAGTCGCTTTATTGATTCGATGAAACATGAACGAGGAAAATCCTCATACAAACTATGGCTTTACATAGACCAGGTCTATCATGGAGTAGCTCCTTCTTTGATGGATAGTATTCGTAAACATGCAGATCGTGTGTATTGCTTCACAGATAGTTGGAAGAAACAGTTTTTGGAGTATGGATCCTTTCCTGAAGTCAATGTGTTAGAACATGCAGTCGATCCAACTGTGTTTTCATGTCTCTCTGAAGACACACGAAACTCGATTCGAACAAACATTGGAGTTTCAAAAGATGCAATCCTCTTTTTGAACGCGAATCGTAACAGTAACCGTAAGAGATTGGATCTAACGATTGGTGGATTTGTGCGACTTCTACAAAGAAATCCAGAAAAACCTTACTTTCTCATGATGGCTACCAATATGAATCCACAGACAGGTGCATTCTATGATCTTCAACGAATCTTCCTTGAAGAACTGAAGTTATTGAAGCTTGACTTTCAAATGTATGGACGTAGACTTCTATTGATTGATACATCCCCTCCCAATCTTTTGAGCGATGAAGCTGTGAATCAACTTTACAATACAGCGGATATTGGGATCAATACTTCAGACGGTGAAGGATATGGATTGTGTCAGTTAGAACACATGTATACAGGAGCACCTCAGTTAGTTACAGATGTAGGTAGTTACCGAGCGTTTTTGAACTCCGAGATAGCCGAGTTTATTCCATCGAATGGGCGTAGTTACTTTGCAGGAGGAATGCCTCATGGATTCTGGTGTCCTACGTTCTCAATGGAAAGTATCGCAGACGGAATGGAATCGATTCTCAAACAACTCCCTGAAAAGAGAAAGAGTGTCTCATCCTATCAGTTCAAGAGTTGGGCGACTGTGTGCGACAGCTGGTTAGAAGACGTTCTTACGCAAGCTGAAGGTCCGGCAGCCAGCGTATCTGTACCGGTGACGTCATCTGTCCCAACCTAAGCAGTCGTTGACCATCTTCAAACGCAGGACCATCAAACACTTCCTTGGTATCGGGGTCAATCAAGAAGACCATCTGCTTAATCTGAACCTTTTGGAGTCGTCGTTTACGGCGTTGCATGTTTCGCAAATACGAATCGTCCAACTCTTCCGTCTTCAAATCAGGCTTGAACGCTAAATCTTCACCGGCAACCGTGCTATCAAATCGCATACATGAAATCACAGGTGTTTCGCGACTATGGAGTTTACGATGAACTTCGCAGTCGACAGCCGCTTGTTTAAGCAGCAAACTGATTCGTTTATTGGTCACATCCTTCTCATAGGTCGTTTCATACAAGTATTCATCAGTCGACATGAACACTTCGGACGGTTCGCCTTCATATCGTTTGGTCGCCATATCGTTACGACGCACAAGCACTACATTGTTCGCACCTTCGGTAGACTTGGATTGAGACTCTGTAAACACACTGATATAGAATGATACGCGAACTGTTCGTTCTTCCAATGGCAACGACGCGTGGGAACACAATCGAATGGCGCGTCCAATGACTTGGTCGTGTCGTGCAGGATTCCAATGGGGTTCCATCAAGTGAACATGTCGCACATTTGCCAAAGTAATACCTTCCGCACCAGCCGCAGTAATCATAAACAAGACCAACTTCTTCTTGGGTGCAGATTCCACAGACTGTTTGAGACTGGGTGGAAAGTCATCGGCATACTTTGCATTGAAAATCTGACGAAACATCTCACGCTGCTCCATGTCTTCATTCCCTGTGAAGAACGCATAGGCTGGCTTCTCAGCATCCATGGAG